GGTCTTGATGGACGTCCAAGTCGGGGCTGTTGACTGGGTCGAAGAGCTACGCGAGCGGCCCGGGTCAGTGGTCCTCGTCGACGTGACGTGGCCCGTGTGGAACCCAGCCCAAATCATCGAGCTGGAGCCAGGCGGGCGCGAGTACTGGTCCAACCCCGAAAACCAGCGCGCAGCCCACCGGATCCTCCTCGCGGCAGACGGTCTCACAACACCACACCCCGCATACACCGACCGGTTGCTGGACTTCAACGAGCAGGTGTTCGTGCTCCCCGATCTTGACGAAGACCGCGACGAGTCGTGCACCGATTTCACAGTCCGGCTGAACGCGGCTTGGCACACTGCCGCGGAGGCAAAAGGCGAACGCCTTCGCGGCGCGAACGTCCCGTCACAGCCATGAACTAGCGGGCGCGAGGAAAGTGATTTGAGGTTGGGTGGTCGGGGAGGGGCGAACGCATCCGGCCTCGCCTTCACGTGGCAGGGCTTCGTCTGGTGTGTGCTCGTCCTCGTCGTGCTGCTCGCGCTGGGATGGTGGGCTGAACGGCGCTGGAAGGCCGGCCGCAAGGCGTCCCGCTACGTCCAGGACGAGCGCGGCCGAATGGTGCGGGTCAAGGAGAAGGACTCCAACACGTCTGGTAAGTGATCGTTGTCTATTGCCTGACCTGCACCAATACCGTCCCGAGCCATGGCCGCATCCCCCGTTACCGGTCCAGCACCGGATCCCCTCATCGCAGACCCCCGCTACATCGACCCCGCCGTGCTCGCCAAGTTCGACACCCTCTGCTCCCGCATGGGACTCGTCGCCGACGCTGTGAACGCATTCGACGACACGAGCCTTCGCGAGCGAGCTTTCTACGAGCTCGTCGGCATCATCAATCCAAGCCCCGTAGAGCCGGAGCCTGTCGATGTAATCGCACAGCCACAACCGGCGTACCCCGACCGCGACTTCGCCATCCGGCAGATCGGCGAACTAAGCGCGTGGGTGATCGAGAAGGCGCCGACCGCGTGGCGGGAAGGCGTTCGTTTCCACGAGTCGACCGCGGCGAACGTCATTGACATGCTTGTCCGTGGCGCCGAGGCATGGACGCAGATCCTGCTGGTCAAGCATGCCCTGATGACCGCCGGCGGGTTCTCCGCCGAGCAGGTCGACGGCGACTTGGTGCCGCTGATCCGCGAAATGGCCGCCGACACGCCGGTGTCGCCGGAAGTGGAGGAGTTGGCGTTGCGCCTTCAGTCGCAGGCGCGGCCGGGCGAGACGGCACCCCAGGTGGCGTTGCGGCTGATGCGGGAACTTCAGGTGGACAAGGTCGACGACCGGGAGCACGCCGGTGAGTGACCTGCTGACCCAAGCCGAACACAACGCCGTCATCACTGCGGCGCTGCTCGCCGAGCAGGTCGCCGAGATCGCTGCGGACGGGCCGTCCCGTGACGCCGACATCGCCGAGGCCGCCCACCACATCCACGCCGTCCAGCGGATGATCCTTGCCCAGGCGGCGGCCCGCGCCTACCCCGAGCGGTATCGGCTTCTCGGAGGGACCGTCGCGGCGTCCAAGTCTGCTTCGGGGCGGCCGACGTCGATCACCGAGGCGATCCGGGCGTACAAGGAGCGGACGGGAACCTCGTGAACGCGTGGCTGACCATCCTGCTGATCTTCACCGCCACCCATCGACTTACCCGTTTGGCGATCAAGGACGAGGTGCCGATCGTCAAGGTGCCCCGCGACGCAATCATCCGCTTCCTCGACCCAACCCCGGAACAGATCGTCGCCGAGCCAGGGTTGAAGGGCCATTGGAACGGCCGCCAGACGAACACGGGTCTGTTCGTGATGGCCATTCTCGTGCTGATTGCCGGGGCCGCTGTCACCGCCGCCTTGCTTGCCGACGGATCCGCCGGCTGGGCGGCGGCCGTCGTCACCGTCACCGTGTTGGCCGCGGTCATGCTCGGCATCATCGGAGCCGGCGACAGTGGCTCGACCCTCGCCTATCTACTTGAATGCCCTTGGTGCATGTCGGCGTGGGTTGGTGGCGCCGTGGTGCTCGTGGCCAGCCAGATCATCGCCGTCCAGGCGCCGTTCCTCGTGTGGATCGCCGCATCCACGGTTACCGGCCTGGTCGGGAACTACGAGGTCCGGCACGACCAGAAGCAAGAGCTGGCGGAGATTGAGAAGCGGCGGGCGCTCGCCGCCGAACTACGGGAGGGACGCCGATGATCTGCCGATCCTGCCGTGCTGCCGCCGACGCCGGGGTTGACGACGACACCCCGCGCCCTGATGAGGTGCTGCTCGGCGTGTATCAGCGAGATCTGCACAACCAGTGTCGGGGCGGAGGCTGGTGCGATTGTCAGCACCGCGCCCGAGAGTCGGAGCCGGAGCGATGACCGGGATCGCGAGGAACGCGCCGTGGGAGTGGTTCAACGCCAACGACCTCCCCAACCGGATCCCGGTCGACGCTGAACTGCACGTTGATCAGGACGCGGGAACGATCACGGTCGAGGTATTCGCGGTCGACGAGCAGGGCCGCACCGTGTTCCACGGCAACGTTGGCATGATGACCCGCGTCGAGACGTTCCTCTTGAAGGTGCCCCCACCGGCTGGTCTATTGGAGGCGTACCAGCAAACCGTGCGGCGGCTACGCCGAGAACAGGACGCGGCGACGGCGATCCGGTACGAAACCGCGCAGGCGCTGATCGAACGACTCATCCTCGACCCAGCAAAGGTGTACGAGGCGTTGGACCTGTCGTCGCCGACCCAATGGTCCGCACACGGGCACCTCGCGCGACGGTTACCCTCCTGTGTCCTTCCCTCGGCCGCCGCGCACCAAGAAGTGGACGGCTTCACGGATGCGGATGCGCCCGAGCATGGCCAGCGATAGCGAGGATGCGTTTGTCGTCTCCGTAGCTGCCGGCGCCATCCAGCAAGCCTGGTGCTCTACCTGCCTGAAGCCGTCTCAGGTGACGGTGGAGATTCTGGCGCTCGGCGAGGACGGCTTCGGCCCGATTGGCGAGGTGTCGGGCTGCACGGACTGCGGCACGGGCGTCTTCGCCGATGACGAAACCGACTGAACCCCAACGAGCGGACGCCGTGGTTCGTGGTCGCCCTCTACGTGGTGACGATCGTCGGCGGCATGGTCTGGGCGCTCATTGCCCTGCTCGTCTGAGCGACCGTCGTCTATCGCCGTTCGGCAGCCCTTAACCTTCCGCCAGCCAAGCCGGCCAGAGCGGATCACGGGGGTGAGAAGGCGATGCCGGACCAGCCCAGCGCGCCCGTGAACTGCCCCTCCTGCCAGGACACCGGCCATGTCTGCGAAAACCATCCCACCCTGCTTTGGGGTGGACTCTGCTGTAACGACGCCGCGATCCATGGGGTGAACTGCGTCCACGGCGCCTGCGGCTGCGGCGGTATGGGTATGCCTTGCCGAGCGTGCTGCACCCCACTCGCTGAGGACGGCACCCACTTCGCCGGTGGCACCTTCGTTCCGGATCACCTACGGGCGGCACCGAGTGCCTGACCGTCTCCGCACACCCGCGCCCCCACCCGTCGACACCCTCGTCGCCTCGGCGCGGGTGATGCAGCAGGCGCAGGGCTCCTCGGCTGACCGGCTGTTCCAGTACGAGTCGTGGCAGACCGAAGCGTGGACGTTTCTGGACAGCCTCGGCGAGTTCCAGTACGCCGTCGACTGGCTGGCCAACGCCCTTTCCCGCGTCCGGCTGACCGCCGCCGAACTCGTGCCAGGCGGCGACGAACCCGAGCCGCTCGAAGACGGGGCCGCAGCTGCCCTTGTCGAGCAGATGGGAGGCGGGATCGCCGGCCACGCAGCAATCATGAAGTCCCTCGCCGTGCAACTCTCGGTACCCGGCGAGGGCTGGCTGGTCGCCGAACGCGCCGACCCTCGGATCCCGCTCGCGCAGGCGGACTGGTCGGTCAAGTCGACGGACGAGATCCGGCCCGGCCGCGGCAAGGCAGGCGGCTACGAGATCCGGGTCGACGACAACCGGTGGGAGCCGCTCGGCCAGGAGTCGCTGCCGGTCCGGGTTTGGAACCCGAACCCCCGCTACTCGTGGAAGGCAACGAGCGCAGCCAAGGCAGCCATCCCGATCATGCGGACCGTGGAACTCCTGAACCGGCGCATCATCGCCACCCTCGTGTCCCGGCTTGCGATGAATGGTCTCCTGCTGATCCCGCAGGAGCACACGATCAACACCCCGTCGGTGTACCAGGACGCTGATGACCCGTTCGTGGCGATGCTCCTCGACATCGCCGGCAAGAACATCCGCGAGCCGGGCTCCGCAACGGCGTCGATCCCGATCCCGATCAAGTTCGCGGGTGACGGCATTGAGAAGTGGAAGCACCTCACGTTCGGCGATGGTGTCGACAAGGAGCTGATCGAGGAGCGGGAAAAGGAACTCGGGCGACTCGCGACCACGCTCAACCTCCCGGCCGAAGTTCTCAAGGGCATCGGGTCAACGAACCATTGGTGCGTCGACGACAAGACGGAGATCCTGACCGAGGTGGGATGGGTCACCCACGACAGGCTCGCGCCCGGCGACACCGTCCTCACCTTGAATCACGAGACCGGGCTCTCAGAGTGGCAACCGGTTGGCGCGGTCAAACGCTGGGATGTCACCGACCTGGAGATGGTGTCGATTGAGGGCCGGTATCACTCGTCGCTAACCACACCAAACCATCGGTGGCCAATCTTGCGCGGCTCCCGCATCGCCAGCCGGGAGCGCATGTTCACCACCTCCGACTCCCTCGCCGCGAACGACTTCCTCGTGACCGGCGCTCCCTGCGCCGACCTCCCGACCCAGGCCAAGTTCGACGACGCATTCGTTGAACTGATGGCCTGGTACTTCACCGAAGGCACCTGCGCCCGACGCCCGGGTCGGACCACGCCGCGGGTGAGCATCTATCAGTCGGCCGTTGCGAACCCCGACAATGTGGCTCGGATCCGTCGGGCGCTGACCGCTCTCTACGGGCCTCCCACGGACGGACCGCTGGACAGTGGCGGCCGCCGTGCCACCGATGAGACGTTGCGTCGCCGCGAAACCGAAGCCAGCATGCGCGCAGCAGGGCGAACCGTCGCGGAGATCGCTGTAGCAGTCGGCGTAAGTAAGGCCCAGGTCTACAAGGACCTCCGAATCGCTGCAGGCGAACTCACTCCCCGCGAGCGGGTGACGGCCCCGCGGTGGAACATGAATTCCTCCGATACCTCGATGGTCGTTTTTAGGCTGAACGCAGTCGCGGGTGCCCCGTTCACCGAGATCGCCCCGGACCGGGTAGTGCCGCTCACGTTCGTGCGGGACCTGACCGCTGCTCAACTCGATCTGTTCATTGACACGGCGGTCCGCGGCGATGGCCATCTTATGGGTGGACGCACTCGCCTACTTGGCCAGAAGGACCCACGGATGCTTGCGGCGTTTGAACTTGCCGCCATCCTGTCAGGCCGTTCGGTGACCAATCGGGCGAACGAGACGAACGGATTTACCAGGCACAACGCCCACTACGTGTCGGTCCGCGAGCGGACGGTATTCCGGCCCAGCAGGAGTCAGCCAAGCCGGCCGAACAACAACTTCTCGCCACAGACCTACACCGGCGTGATCTGGTGTCCGACTACGCAGAATCAAACTTGGCTGGCTCGACGTAACGGCAGCGTCTACTTCACTGGCAACACCGCTTGGCAACTTGAGGAAAGCGGCATCAAGCTACACATTTCCCCGGTCGCGGAACTCATCGCCGGTGGCCTGACGGTCGGTTACCTCCAGCCCATGTTGAAGGCGCTCAACGCTGATCCGGTCGGGCCGAACGGCGGGAAGCTGATCGTCTGGTATGACACCAGCGAGTTGACTGCCCGCCCTGACAAGTCCGAGAAGGCGATGCAGGCGTACGACCGCGGTGAAGCGTCCGGTGTTGCCCTGCGTCGCGAGTCCGGCCTTGACGAGGGCGACAAGCCGAGCAAGGACGAACTGCGCGAGCAGCTGCTGATCGCGCTCGTTCAAGCCGGCAATGCCGAGGCGTACACCGCCCTGACCGGCGAATCTCTCACCCCCTCCCAGCCTGGTGCTGGGTCTCAGGTTCCGGTTCCCGGCGGGCGGCAGCCCAGCGGCCCGGGCGGCGCAACGGGCGATGCTCCATCACCTGATGTGCCCGCGCCGACGCCGGGAACCGGTGCACGCACACCCCCACCCACCCGCGACGTCGCGCCTCCGCCGCCTGGCCCGGACACCCCGGCGGCGGCAATGCAGGCGCTGCGCACCCGGCTCGGGCCGGTCCTGTCACGGCAGGTGGTTGGTACCGGCCGGCGCTCGCCACCCCCCTACGTGAACGGACACAACGGGCACAGCAGGGACGGACCGAAGGAGCGGTAGGAGCGGGTGGCACGCGTACGGGGGATGCACGGCGAACGTCTCGACGCCGCGATCGGGCGGGTCGAGTCGGTAGTGGTGCGTGTCCTGCGTGGTGTCGCCGGCCGGCTTGCCCGCCTGGTCGGCGGCAGCCCCTCCCCGGCTGCGCTGTCCGACGACGATCTGCAGGTGATCCGCGGCGACTGGGTGGACGCGGTCACGGTCGAAATCGTCCCCGCGGTCGCTGAGGCGTACCGGGAGTCGGCGGAGGTGTTGGCGAAGGAGTTCGCGGACGCTGGGCGCCCGGTCGAGGTCGTATCCCTGGAAGCGCCAACTGCCGCCGACTTTCTTGACGCGGCAACAAACCGGTTGGTTGGGGTTGCCGACACCCTGTGGGAGGTTGCCCGCAAGGAACTCGCCGACGGTGTCCGCGCCGGTGAAGGAATCGAAGAGTTGGCGGCATGCCTGCAGGAGGCCGGCGGGTTCGGGGAGGCCCGGGCCCGGACGATCGCCCGCACCGAGGTAGTGGCGGCCGCGAACGCCGCGAGTCTCACCCAAGCGCTTCGGCTCGGCGACCCATCGATGGTCAAGGAGTGGCTCGACTCCGACGACGACCGGGTCCGACAAGCCCATGAGTTCGCGGACCAGCAGACGGTACCGGTCGGCGAGCCGTTCGAGGTGGGCGGCGAGTTCCTGATGTACCCGGGCCAGCCGATCGGATCGCCATCGAACACCATAAATGAGAGGTGTACGTTGGGGTACTCCTGGGACGAGGCCGACGCACCTATTACCGCAGCGGCAGAGGTGCACACCGGCGCCATGGTCGCCTTCCGCCCAACCGCAGCCGACGCCAAACGGCTCACGGTCGAGGATGGCGAACCAGCCGACCAGCTCCACGTCACCCTCGCCTACCTTGGTGAGGCCGCCGACATTCCGCCCGAGGTCCAGCAGACGCTCGTTGACCGGTTGACCGCTCTGGTCGAGGACGCGGTCCGCCCCGACTATGAGCTTCCGCTCACCGCGGAAGGTTTCGCGATCGACGTGTTCAACCCGCCCAACACTGCGCGGGATGACGGAAAGGACCGGGACACCTGCATTGTGCTCGGCCTGTCCGGCGACGACCTTGCGGCAGTGCACACCATGGTTGCCGAGACAGTGCGGGAGGTGTTCGAGGACGCCGGTCTGGCGCTGCCGGATCAGCACCAGCCGTGGATTCCGCATTCGACGCTCATCTATACCGATGATGTGGATTTGGCGCCCAAGCTCGTCGACCGCACCGGCCCGGTAGCTTTTGACGCCATCCGGGTGGCGTTCGGCGGCGAAAACACCGACATTCCGCTCACGCCTGTCGCACCCACCGTTGCCGCGGCGGACAGTGCAGGTGACGACGCATCGTCGGCGCAGCCGGCCCACGTCGGCGGAGTCGACCTCGCCGACTCCGGCCTGCAGGTCGACGGGTGGGGCGACGGCACGTTCTCGATCACCGACCCGGACGGTGGCGGACTCTGGCTGGACGAAGACGAAGCCAACGATCTGATCGACGCCCTCAACCAGGTGCGCTCTGGCGGCTCGGCCACCACGGTCAACGCCGTCGCCGGCGGCTTGGAGGTTGCCCGCGACGACACCGGCCAGATTCTGCTGGTGCCGCAAAACGACTCCGACGGCTGGACCCTGACCGACGACGACGCCTACGACCTGTCCTACTGGCTGGCGTACTGGCTGGACAAGGGCGGCTACTACTACGACGACGAAGGCGCCGAAGCTGCGGCGGAGCCTGAGGAGCCGTTGACGGCGGCGCGTCGGCCGTGGGATCCACTGAAGCATCCGCGCGGCCCGGACGGCAGGTTCATCGGCAAGGGCATCGTTGGCCGCGCCTCAGGTGACACCACGGCGTCGAAGGCGACGCGTCGCACCGAACCGCCGGCGGCCCTGCCCGCGCGGCCGGAAACACCCGACGACCCTCGGCGCGCCGAACTGTCCCGGCTACGGGTGGCGGAACTGCGTACCCTGCTGCGCGAACGCGGCGGCAAGCCGGGCCGTTTACGCAAAGCCGAACTAGTCGATCGGATCGCCACTGCGGAAACAGCCGAGCCCACGGCGCCAGTTGCGCCAGCAACCCCGACAGCGACGGCCGAGACGCCAACGGTCCAGGAGCGGTTCGGGCGGGCCGCCACCGGCCAGCAGGCGCTCGACGCCGCCGGAGTCCGGCTTGACAGCACCGCCGGGACCGGGGCGTACGACGGCACGCCGGCCTCGATCGTGTGGCAGCACGGCAGCGCCGAAGATTGGACGCCCCAGGAAGCAGATCAACACGGCGCTGTCCTGGAGGGCTATCGCGGTGCCGACTTCAGGCACATCAACTTGCGGCTGCGCGGCACCATGTCGCAACGCACCATCGATACGGTCGGCGGCGACGACCCAGACGCTTTTCTGAGCGGCCTCGACGTGAAGGTCGCGTCGATCGACGACGTGATGGACCGATCCCGAACCGACCAGGACGCCGTGGCGTGGCGTGGCACGTTCAGCGGCCGGGGCGTCTTCGGCGACGCCATTAAAGGCGACCTGACTGGACGGGAGTGGACTGAGGACGCCTTCGTTTCCACGTCCGCGTCAGAGGACATGGCGGCCGAAGGGTTCGCGCGCGGCCATGGGCTGCTGATGCGGATCCTCATCCCGTCCGGCACGGGTGCGGTTGCGATGTCGCCGCTCGGCGGCGGGGACGACGATTTGGAAAACGATGAGGCCGAACTGCTGCTTGAGCGTGGGCTGCGGTTTAGGGTGGTTTCCGACTCGGGGCCCGGCGACGGGATCCGCCGTGTTGATGCGGAGGTGATCGGCGGTGGCCGACCAGGACGATCCGAGGGCGGGCCTGCGGGCGCGAATGTCGATGGAACCGGAGGACTACCCGCCCCCGAAGGTGGACCCAGCGGACCCCCCGACGGAGCCGGAACTGGACGAGCCGCCGTCGAAGGAGACGCCGCCGGCCCGGTAGAACCGCCAGGTGCCCCCGGATCTGCGGAGCGGCTCGCTGCCGCGAAGACGGACATCCGCGACGCGGTCGAGCAGTTGCGGGTTGAGCCGGATGGCTACGTCATGCTCAACGAGGTCCGCGACATGTTGGGCGGCCGGTACGACCGCGACGACGTTGACCGGGCCCTCATCGAACTGAACCGCGACCCGGACGTGCGGATCGTGCCCGAAACCAATCAGAAGGTGTTGACCCAGGCGCAGCGCGACGGAGCCGTCCGCGTCGGCACCCAGGACCGGCATCTGATCACCCTCCTACCACCGGAGAATCCGACCACCGACGGACAGAAACGCACCAGCGCGCTTGAAGACGAGCTGCGGGAAGCCGAAGCCTCCGGCGAAACTGCCCGGGTACGCCAGATCCGCGCCGAGTTGGACCGGCGGCAGGCTCGCCGCGACACGCTTGCGCAGCCGGTGGCGGCGACACCAGCGCCGGTCGCCGCGCAGGTAGCGACAGACGTAGCCGGGCCGCCCGTTTCCGGGCAGCGGGCCGACGTGCCGTTGACCGGCAACGAATGGGGTCGTGTCATTGACCAGGATGCGGTTGTCCAGTTCCACCCCGACGGGGAGATCGGCAACGCGATCCGGGCCATGGGCGCCGACGCCCGAATCGATGTGGACGGCCGGCCACTCGGCGACGTGTTGGGGATGCTCGCCACCGACGCCGTGGTGGGGCGCAGCACCTCGCAGGAGGTGCTGGACAAGTTGAAGGTTCTCCGCGGCCGGCTCCCCGACGGCAACGCCCGCCGCCAGTTGGATATCGCGATCGGCGACCTGGACGCCCCGGACACCGCGATCCCGGATGTGCCGGACGGGATACCGGATGCGCTACGGCAGTTGATGGCCGACCTGCACGCGGTGCCGCTGGTGCGCCGCGACCCCAGCCTGGAGGAGGATCCGCTCGCCGACCTCCTCGCCCAGGTGGCATCCGGACGTCTGCAGGGTAGCCGCCTGATCGGCGCGCTGCGACGGCTACGGAACCGCCGCCACGAGTCGGTGGAAGGCAAGTTCGAGATCGACCGGGCCATTGACCGCGCTGTCGCAGCACTTCAGCCGCCTAGGCCTGCTGCGCGTCCGGAGGGTTTCACTGCGGAGGGCCGCATGACCGAAACGGGTACCACGGCTGACATTGAGGCTGGCGACGACGGCTGGGGCGACTACTTCGCATCCCGGATCGCTGAGTTCGTGGCCTCTGACGAGAAGCTGCGCGAGTACTGGATTCATGGAGAGGGCGCCGCGAAGATCCGCTGGGGTCAGGACGGTGATTTCACCCGCTGTGTGCGCCAATTGCGACGTTATGTCCGAGATCCCGAGGGACTCTGTGCCTCGTATCACCACGAAGCCCTTGGTAAGTGGCCTGCAGAAAAGGACCACGCATCCCTTGCGGTCAGCGCGGATGCCGAGGCCGCCACGGCTGGGCTTGAAGCGCAGCCCGGCGAGCACTTCCACACGAAGGTGCTTGAGGGCGTCTCCACCGGCATGCGACAGTTCGCACCCGGTGCGATCAGTTGGCGTACCCCGCCGTTCGCGTACCACTGGCAGTACAAGTCGTCCGCCCACAACGGTGTGCCCGAAACCGTGCAGGTGGGGCTGATCACCCGGGCCGAGCGTGACGGCGACCTGGTCCACTTCTGGGGTCGGCTGGACCTGCGATCGGCCGAAGGCTTGGACTATGCCCGCCGACTGGTGGAAGGGTTCGCCCGCTGGTCCAGCGTCCGCGCTGACGAATCCGTCAAGGACCGCGACATCGACGTCGAATACGTCCTCGACGCCGGAACGGGCGAACCGGACGAGGACCCCGAGATTGACCTGATGACGTTCAACCAGTACCGGGTTGCCGAAATCTCCGGTGTCTCCGTGCCGGCGCTGGCCGACGCCACGGTTGAACCCACCCAGGAACTCATCGACACCCTCGTGGCGATGGGGGTCATCGAACCAGCGCAGGTGGCCGACGAGCCGCCGGCCGTCGAAGAAGTTCAGGAGGAGCAGGTGCCTGAAAACCTGGCCGACGCTGGCGGCGAAACCAGCGACCTCGCCGCGGACATCACCACGGTTGTGGTGGCGGCCGGGCACACCATCACTTTGCCGGAGGCGCCCCCAGCCGGATGGTTCGACGAGCCCGCCGACGACGAGCTTCCGCCGTACGGGTCGGTGCGTGTCGACGCCAACGGCCGCCTTATCGGCTTGCTCGCGCCGGCGCGGGTCAACCACCGCTCTTTCCCCGGCAAGCGGGTCACCGTTCCGATGGGCAACGTCGACTACTCGGGCTGGATGAACAAGGCCCGCCAGGTCGCTGAAGGCCACTCCATCAACGTTGGTGTGATCACCATGGACTGCGGTCACGCCTCCACCAATCCGCAGGACTGGTCGTACAGCCACCGGCGGGAGCACTACGACAACACGTGCTCGATCGCTGCCCACGCCTGCGCCTACGAGAAGCCCGGCATCGGTGTCGCGTTGGCGGGGGCGATCGTGCCGTGGCTGGACGCGGACGGGTTCGGGAAGCTGCTGTCCTCCGACCTGTCGGGGGATTGGCCGCCGCACCCGGACCGGCCCGGCTGGCGGGACTTCACCGCCGCCCTCGCCGTACCGGTGGGCGGATTCCCGCACCGGGCCGCTCGGCTACGGATGGCTGAAGGAACCCTGGTGGCGGCGGCGGTGCCGGTTGCTTTCGACGACGAGACGGAGATCCTGATGGAGGAAATGGAAGACGCTGCGACTGTGCTTGCGGAGGGCACGCGGGTGCGGGTGCTCGATCCCCGCGACCCGGAAGTGACCGAAGGGGAGATCGCGGTCGTCCACGATGGCCCCGCCTACGCACTGATGGTGCCCGGCCGGGACGAGCCGGTCCGCTGGTACGTCGCGGAGGAACTCGAGTCCGCCGACGCCGCTCCCGTCGTGGACGAGATGCCGGTCGAGGAGCTGGTCGCCTCAGTCACGCCGGATCTGCGGCCGGCGCTGGAGCGGGTCGCCAAGTCGGTCGGGCTGGACACGAGGACCCGGATGGACAGCCTCCACGCCCGCGTCCACGCCCGCAGTTGATCGACCGTTGTCTTCGTTGGCCGGTGGTGTTCTAGCCTGCCGGCCAACGACGAAACGGAGGTGATTCACATGTGCGCGTGTGGACGACAGCCGGCACCGCCGCCTCCCCCGCCGCCGCCCGCCGAGGGCGACTGAACCACCCCTGTACTACCGCGCCAGTCGTACCTGGCTGGCGCGATCCGAAAACACCATCTACCCTTCCGCACGACTGCTGATCAAGCTGGGCCGCCGGAATCAGCGCCGTGAACCACTCACGAGCGCTATACGGGGGCCCACACGTGTCTGAGGACGCATTCCGACTGCCGGAGGACCTCACCGGCATCTCCGACGAAGAGCTGGCGTCGCTCCACGAGCGGGCCGCAACCGAGTTCGACGCCATCTACAACGCTGAGGGCGGCGCCACCGCCGACAGCCTCGCCCGTGCCACCGAACTCGCCGACGCGATCGAAACGCTGTCCGGTGAGCGGACGACCCGCGCCGAGGCGGCGAAGGCGACCGCGGACCAACTGGAGGCGCTACGCGGCCGGGTGCAGGCGACCCAGGCGCAGCCCGACCCGGAGCCGGCCGACGAACCCGAGTCGGCGGCGGAGCCCGAGGTCGCCGAGGCGGCGCCGGAGCCGGCGCTGGTCGCCGACGCCAGGCCAAAAACCGACGTCCGGGACGTCATCAAGTCGAACCGTCCGCAGCTGAACGTGCGCCTGTCCGACGCGGCCGCGGTCGCACCGGACCCGAAGGTCCCGGACAACCGTGCCGCCGACCTCGTCATCACCGCCGCCGCCGCAACCTCCGGCTACCCGATCGGGCAGCGGATCGGAGACGTGGGCGCGCTGGCGAAGTTCATCACCCAGCAGTCCCGCAGCCTGTCGGTGACAAACGGCAACCCTTCCTACACGCCGTTCGCGACGATCCAGCGTGAGTACCCGAACGTGCTCGGCGAGAACACCCACCCGTCCGAGGTGGAACGGGTGCTGAAGGAGTTGACCCGCCCCGACATTCTCGTGGCGGCGGGCGGCTGGTGCGCACCCTCGGAGATCCGGTACGAGTTCTTCGACATCGCCTGCCAGGAGCGGACCGCGGTCATCGACCTGCCGACCATCGGCATCGACCGTGGCGGTGTCCGCTGGCCCACGTCGCCGTCGCTGGCCGACGTGTTCGTGTCCCCGGCCGCGTTCGCCCCGTTCGGGGCGACGTTCAACGTCGCGTCGGTGCCGTGGGTGTGGACGGAGGCCGACGACATCGCGGCGGTCACCGGTTCGCCGACCAAACCGTGTATCCGGGTGCCCTGCGCCGACTTTGAAGAGGCGCGGCTGGAGTGCTTCGGGTACTGCGTGACGGCCGGGAACCTGGCCGACAATGCTTTCCCCGAGGCGACCGCGAACTTCCTGCGGCTGGTGATGGCGGCACAGATCCGCGCCGAAAACTTCCGCTACATCGCCCAGATGATTTCCGCGTCGACGAACGTCGGCGGGATCGGCTCGGCTGGCGCGGGTACCACCGCTCCGCTGCTGGGTACGGTCGAGCTCGCCGCGATCGACTACCGCACCAAGTACGGCATGTGCGACGACGACGTCCTCGAGGTTGTTCTGCCGACGTGGGCGCGTGGTGTGGTCCGCGCGGATCTGGCGAAGCGGACCGGGCTGGCGATGTTCGACGTCACCGACGCGATGATCGCCAGTTGGTTCGATGTCCGTTCGGTGCGGGTCCAGTTCGTCGGCGAGTACCAGGTCCGCGGCTCTGGCCTGCCGGGTCAGGCGTCGGCGATCACGGCGTGGCCGACCACGATCGAATTCATGATCTACGCCGCTGGCACGTTCGTGCGCGGCGACGGCATGAGCCTCGACCTGGGTGTGGTGCGTGATTCGACGCTCAACGCCACGAACGACCACACGGCGGCGTGGACCGAGTCGTGCCACCTGATCGCGAAGTTCGGTCACGAGTCCCGCCGCTACCAGGTGGCGATCTGCACCGACGGCACCACCGGCGCCGCTGACCTGACCGCCTGCGGCGTCTAGCAACAGCCGCGTTCAGGCAGCCGGGGTTTTGACGATTCATGGACGGGGGTGACACGGGATGCCGAGGCTGACCGTGCCGCCCCCGTCGCACGAGCCTTCCCCGTACGGGCTGCTGTCCGTGGTGGAGGCCCGCTACGACGAGCCCGGCCCGCACTGGCGGACCGGGGTGCAGTGGCAGCCGCTGTGCGGGGATTTGGCCACCACCTACGACCCGTGCCTTGCGGTGACGGGGACGGGTGGTCCGCCGCCGGTCCCGCCGCCGAAATCCTCGAACCTGACGTTCGAAACGCGGGGCGCTACACCGTTCACCGTGTACGCCGACTTCCAATGCTCGCCGGCGGCGACCGCCGGGGACGCGGAACGGCAGGCGCAGGAGGCGATGCGCCGGTTCGAGGCGTGGCAGGTCGAACACGCCTTCTGGACCGGTCTTGCTGGTGGTTCCGGAACCGTCCCGCAGGTCACGGCCGTCTACCCGCACCTGGCCGCCGACGCGGAGGTCCGCGACCCGTACGGCACCTTGCTGCAAACCGCGTCGGATCCGGTGACCGGTGCTGTCCTCGACGTTGTTGAGGGGCTGGGCCGGCTGGAGCAGGCCCTCGTGACCTGCCTCGGCGGTGTGGGTGTCATCCACGTTCCTGCCGTGCTGGCCCCGGCATTGGATGCGCAGGGGCTGCTGCACCCGAGTAAAGACGGCCGGCAGTTCAGGACGGGGAACGGGAACCTGGTCGCGGTCGGCTCCGGCTACCCGGGAACCAGCCCGTCAGGTACCACACCCTCGGCAGGGTCGGCGTGGATGTACGCCACCGGCCCGGTCTTTGCCTACCGGTCGCGGGTCGAAATCCTGGGCCTGCCGTCGATTGTCAACCGGGCCAACAACACCGTCGAAGCCATTGCCGAACGCACCTATGTGCTCGGTTTCGACTGCTGCCTACACGCCGTCCTCATTTCCACCGGCGGCGTGGTGTCGGGGGCAGGCGACAGCGTCGGTTCCGGCGACGACCCCGGAGGTGTCGCGTGATCAGCGTCGTTGCTTTCGGGTTTCCCCACTTCCTGGCCGTGTTCGGTGTCCTGCGTGGTGCCGGGGTGGACATCACCCCGAGTGGTGGCAACGCCCTGTCCGTCCCTGACGACACCGACCGCGAACTACTGCGCGCTGTCGCTGCGATGGGCGCGCAGGTCGGGGTGGATCTCGCCGAACCCGACCCGGAACCCGACCCCGTGACTGCCCCGTCCGCCCCGTCCGCCGCGGCGGTGCGCAAGCCGACCCGCCGCAGGACCAAGGAGTAGCGCATGGCCACCTCTACGATCCGCTACAACCCGATCAAGGGTCGTATCCTGCGCGTCATCCAACTCAACGAGTGCGGCGTACCGGTGACCGGCACCTCCGGTGGTGTCGTCACCGTCACCGGGTTTACCCAGGTCCAATCCAGTGCACAGTACGAGGATGGCGAGGAATACATCGTCAAGACCGCTGATGCCGCCCTGTGTGTGAACGAACGCGACGCGAGCATCTTGAAGCGGTTCGAGCTCACCACCACCCTCTGCTCGATCGACCCAGGTCTGGTGGCGAAGACGGTGTCCCCGGCCCGGCTGCTCACCTACTCGGAGTCGCCGACCGGTACCGGCTTCGCCCTCGCAGAGGGCCTGTCGACTGCCCACTTCAGCTTGGAGGTGTGGCAGCGGGTCGCCGGCGCGGGTGCGTGTGACGCGTCCGGCGCGGCCCGCTACGTGTACAACGCGTGGCCGCACCTGTACGACGCGAAGATCGGTGACTACTCCATTGCCAACGAGCCCTCCAGCCTGGAGTTCACCGCCCAGTCCAAGGCCGTCAGTGTGCTGTGGACGGCCGGGAGCCCGTGGCTCGGATCCGGCGCTGTCTCCGTGGTGCCTGATCACTGGTTCCAGAACGTGACCACGGTCGCCCCGCCGGCGGAAGTGACCGGCATCAACAACTACACGGCGCCGTAGATCCTGCGGGTGCAGGTGGGTGGGGCTGCGGGCCGGGCTAACGGGGGCCGGTTCGCAGCCCCAACCGGGGTTGACGGAGGGAGGTTGGGATGGCTCGAATGTTGGGGCCGGCCGGCGGCCAGCGCCTGGCCTACCTGCTGGCCGGCAACGACCTGGTTTCGGCGGCCGGTAGGACCGCGGTGGTCTACGCCAACCCGACGGGCTCGGCCCTAGCCGACATCCGCGCCTACGACGGCACCCAGACGCCCGGCGCCGTCATCCCCGGCTCCGCGGTGATCGTGGACGCGGCGTCGCGGCTGCCCCGGTTCTGGTATCCCGACAACGAATCGCATGTGTGGATCTCCGTCAACGGCGGTCCCCTTGTCGAGTTGCCTCTGTTGGTGGAGTCCGTCAACGGGCAGTCCGGTGTAGTCGTCCTGGACCTCAGCGCGACGGCACAGGCTGACGGAGCGGTCGCGTTGGACTTCGGTGCCTGGCCAGGCACCCATGAAACATCCGTAGCCATCACCGGCCAGGGCGACATCGCTGAAGACGCGAGCGTCGAGGCCCGGCTATCGGCCGAGGCGTCAGGTGACCACACGGCGGCCGACGCCGCATACGCCGCTCTGTTCATCGCATTGACCTGCTCGCCACCCACCGCGGGTGACGGGTTCACCGTCTACGCCCGATCCAGCCAGCCGTTCACCGGCACGTTTCGGGTCCAGTGGACCTGGTCCAACTAAAGGGAGGCCCGCGCGCATGGCGCTCGACTCAATCATCCGGGACGTCGCGACTGGTGTCGGCGCAGGCGTCAACTCAAGCAACGCGTTGAAGGTGGCACTTGCCACCTCTCCGACCGCCGCCGGATGGGTCAAGCTGGCCGGGCCGTCCGGCGACCCGGCGATCATCTCACCAACCGGGCACATGATGGTCGGCCAGGACAGCCTGTTGATCTCTGATCAGGTTGATGGTGTCGCGCTGAACACCAACGTGTGGTCGTCGGCGGCGACCACGTTCACGATCACCCAGGCGTCTGGGCTGATCAACCTGAATGCGGCGCTGTCCACGGCCGCTAACGGCGCCGCGCAAATCAACTCGATCAAACAGGTTGCGATGTACGGCGCCCATCCGATCGCGGCGGCGATCACCGCCATCACGAACGTCGGACCGCAAACCAACGCCACGATGGAGTTGGGTTTCGGGATTGCGTCAGGCACGGCGGCACCCACAGATGGGGCGTTCTTCCGCTGGGCGTCGTCGGGGAACTTCGTCGGCGTCCTCAACTACGGCGGCAGCGAAACCCTCAGCGACCCCCTGACCGTTCCGACCGCCGATGAGGCGCACGAGTTCTTGGTCGTCATCGACAACCAAGAAGTCCTGTTCATGATCGACGGTGAGGTGGCCGGCAGTGTGTCCAGGCCGGCCGCTCAGCCGTTCCCCGTTGCCACCGCCCGCATGCCGGTCTTTGCCCGCGTCTACAACGCCGCCTCGACACCCTCGACGGCGCCGCGGCTCCAGATCGGGCAAACCATCGTCCTTCAGAATGTCCTCAACTTGGGCCGCGACTGGCCTACCGCGCTGGCTGCCATCGGCCGCGGGGCCTACCAGTCGCCGGTCACCGCCTTTGCGCAGACCGCCAACCACGCCAACAGCACCGCACCGGCCGCAGCGACACTGTCCAACACGGCCGCTGGTTACACCACCCTCGGCGGCCGGTACCTGTTCGCCGCACCGGCCGGTGCGGCGACCGACTTTGCCCTGTTCGGCTACCAGGTGCCTGCAGGCTTCCAGCTCCACGTGACCAGTGTCGCGATCTCGGCAATGAACACCGGCGCCGCTGTGGCCACCACGGCAACCGTTTTGGACTGGTCGATTGGTGTCAACGCTTCTGCTGTGTCGCTGGCCACCGCGGACGGTGCCGGCACCTGGGCGCCCCGCCGTATCCCACTCGGCCTTCAGGGGTTCCCGCTCGGCGCACCGAACGGCCCGGCGCAGATCGGCGAATCCGCCGAGGAAATCGACCGCCAGTTCAATCCGCCGCTGGTCGTGGATTCGGGCCGGTTCCTGCACATCATCCTGTCCGTCCCCGTGGGGACCGCGACCGCATCCCAGCAGATCCGCGGCACCGTCACCATCAACGGCTACTTCGAGTAAAGAGAGGCCAGACGATGGCTACCGAAAACATCCTCGTGATCACAGTCGCCGGTCAGCCGCCCGTCGTCGTCGCCGACGACAACCCGGAACTGGTCGGACAGGCCATCCTCGACTACCGCGACGCCAACCCATCCACGCCGGAGTTCGCCGTCAGCGTGCGGCCGGGCACCCGCGAAACCCCCGACGCCTGAGGGCTAGGGCGACGCGCACCTGGGGACGACGGCCCAGATTTCGGTACCAGGAGAGGGGTGGGCGTGGCGGCCGTCGGTTACACGAGCGGCGACCCACGGAAGGTCAGCAAGTCCGGGTACAGCCAAGGCGACGTCCTTGCCGCCAACGCTGCCGGCGAACTCACCGCGATCCCCGTCGGCACCGACACCGAAGTTTTCACCGCCCAGGCAGCTGATCCGGAAGGCGTCGACTGGCTGCCTGCGACTGGCGGGCAGCGTTTCACCTTGACGTGGTCGCGTGACGGCGACGTGACAGCCGGCGTGGGGACGATGCGTTGGTACAACCGCACCGGCGCGACGCGGACGATCCACGGCGTGTGGCCAGCGGCCGGCACCGCCCCGACCGGGCAGGCGCTGATTGTCGACGTGCACAAGAACGGCGCCACGATCTTCACGAACCAGGCTGGCCGTCCCACCATCCCCGCCGGAAGCAACGGCGGCGCCTTGGCCACCCCGGACGTCACGACTATCTCGGACGGCGAATACCTGACGGTCGACCGGGACCAGGTCGGCTCGGTCGTCGCTGGCGCTGACGTGACCGTCGGCGTGGTGATGTCGTGACCATTTCAACGAAGCCTGAGGAGGGACCCGCAGTGAGGATTGTTCCCGCGAGTGTGATCAAGGATGGCGGGGAGGTGTACCAGCCCGACACCGAGTACGACGTGGATGACGAGGTTGGGCGCCGCTTCGTGATCCTGGGCTGGGCCACGTCACCCGACTACACCGCCGGTGGTGCGTCCAGCGACACGACGGCGAACGTAGCGCCGAACAGTGTCCGCCACACCACCGCCGGGGCGGAGGTCTAAGTCATGGCCAAGTTCGCACCCGACTCCACTCTCGAAGGTCTACTTGCCCAGGTGGCGCTCGCCGACGAAATGTACGTGTGTAGCGCGCAGCCGACCAACTACGCCGACATTGCCAACAGCGACTTGGTGGGTCCGATCACCCTGACCCCCGGCAACGGGGGCGGCGATTTCACCTATGCGGACGGCGATGTGTCCGGCAGGAAGGTGACGGTGGCGGCGCAGAACGGCGCGTCGGTGATCGCGTCCGGAAACGCCACGCACGTCGTCCTAGCGACCGGCGGTGCCACTGACCTGATCCGCTACATCACGACCTGCACGTCCCAAGCTCTCACGTCCGGGAACACCGCCAACGTGGGCGCCTGGAAAGTTGAGGTCGGGGATCCATCCTGATCGGACGGGGGATGAGGGGGTCTCACGGTGACGATCCCGACGATCCGTGAAGAGTCGGCGATCATCCAGGCCATCAACGCGGGCACCAGCATCAGCCTTTCAGGAGCCGTTCAGGCCCTGGATCGGCTGATTGTGTGGCGGGGCAGCAACAACATCCTGTACTCGTCGCTCACCGCCCCTACCTTGTCCGGGGTCACGTTCACGGAGATCTGCATCTACGCAGGCTCCGGGACGCGCCCTCACCTGCGGTGCTGGACCGGCCTCCTGGCGGCGAGCGGAGCCCAAAGCGTCACCTGCGGCCAGTTGGGAACGGCAGGGCACAACAACGTCGCCGCGGTCCTGCAGGGCTCTGCGGCGCTGGCCGCCGGTTCCACACCGTCGGCCGGGCAGGTGGGCGCGAACGAAGGCGTCCACGCGGCGCCCGCGTTGACGGTCACCGACTCCACCTATCTGCGGTATTCGATGGCGCAGGCCCGCGGCCCGGACGCCTCCACCGACTACACGCTGCCGTCCGGGTGGACGCTGGTCGCCGAGATCACCGGCACCAACCCGGCGATGCTCGCAAGGCGCGAGACGTTCGCCTCGGCCCAGGACTTCACGCAGGGCGGCGGCACCTGGGACGAGTTCGCTGCCAACAGTTCCGCATGGGTGGCCCCCACTGCCGCCGCTGGGCCGCCGCCACGAAACCGCCGCAGACAGCTTGCCGGCTTGCTACTTCGATAGGAGAACGGAGCCACCATGCCCCGTCTGTACACAGTGGAATTTGAAGCCCAAACCGTCGCCGCCGCGTCCGGCGACATCGACCTGTTCTCCCTCGACGCCGCCACCGACAAGCCCATCGAGTTGGTCGAGGTACACCTCGGGCAGACAACCGAACTCGGCGACACTGCCGAGGAGCAGTTGCGGATCCGGTACATCCGCGGCCACACCACCGTCGGCTCCGGCGGGGCGTCGGCAACCCCGCAGCCACCAAGTGCGAACGACGCCGCGTCCGGCGCGACCACTCGAACACTGGACACCACGATCGCGTCGGCCGGCACCGCCGTAAACCTGGCATCGGAGGCGTGGAACCTGCGCGGACCGTACGACTGGGGTCCCCGCCCGCAGGGTATGGGCTTCTGGACGTCCGGCTCGGCCATCCTCGTCGTCCGCCTGATGGCTGCGGTCGCCGACGACATCACCGCCTCCGGCTGGTGCTCCTTCTACGAATATCCATAGGGGAGTGCGATGCCTGTCGCCCGCCGGACCCGTCAGGCCCGATGGCCGCTACGGGGCGAACCTCGATGGGCGCCTCACAGGCGGCGACCGATCTTCACTGCTGCCGCCGAGCAGACCCTGACCGTCGCCGATGCCGGACACGCCCACACCGCCGAGTCGCCCGCCCTCACCCAAGTCCACGTCCTGACCTCGGCTGACGCCGCGCATCCCCACACGGCCGGGCAGCCCGCCGTCACCCAGGTCCACGCCATCGTCGCCGACGACACCGTTCACGGGCACACCGCGGGCCAGCCGACGCTGACACAAGCCCACGCTGTCGTGGCCGCGGATGCCACCCATGGCCAGTCGGCGGACTCGCCAAGTCTCACCCAGGCGCACGAGGTCGCCGCGCTGGATGCGACCCACGGCCACACGGCTGAGGCGCCGCAACTCACCCAAGCCCACATTCTCGTAGCATCCGACGCCAGCCACGCCCATGCGGCCGAGCAGCCGACCCTGACCCAGGCTCACGCGGTCGCGGCTATAGATGCGTCGCACGCGCACATCGCCGACCAGCCCACGGTGACGCAAGCCCACGTTCTGGTCGCCGCCGACGCTACCCATACCCAGACGGCGGACCAGCCTGCACTGACCCAGGTGCATGTCCTGGCCGTCGCCGACGCGTCCCACGCGCACACAGCGGGCAGTCCCACGCTCAGCGGTGAGGGCGACATCCTGCCCGACGACGCTCGCCATGCGCACACCGCCGACTCGGCCAGCCTGACGCAGGTGCACGAACTCGGCCTAGCGGACGCGTCGCACGCCCACACTGCAGATCAGGCACCGTTGACCACCGGCTCCTCTCTTGCTGTCGACTCCGCGTCCCACACGCAGACGGCCGCGGTGTCGACCCTTACTCAGCAGCACATGATCGCCGTCGATGCCTGTGTGCATGGGCAGATCGTTGACCAAGCCGGCGTGACCCAGGTGCACCAGTTGGTCGCCCACGACGCCGGCCATGCACACGTTGCCGACCAACCGACGGTGAACCCGGCGGGCCAGTCAAGGGAAAGGTGGGGGCTCGCGCTATGACCTACCTGCAGGGCCGTACCGCCACGCTATATGTCCAGTGGAGGGAGTACGCCCCGGACGGCCCATTCGTCGCGGTCACCGGCGTCACGATCGCTCTCACGCCGCTGTCCGGTGGAGCCGCATTGGTCGGGCCCACCTCGACGGGCGTGCTGAACCCTACTGTCGGGACCAACGTCTACAACTGGGCGGTCCCCGCCGGTCAGGCGCCGGGCGACTACCTCGTCGTGTGGGACGGCGTCGACCCCGGCACCGGCGACCCGGTCACCGCCTCCGAAATCATCACGGTGGCAACTACGGCGAGTGCGGCATCCCCGACTGGACTGTGTGAGCCGTGGCCGGTCATCTGGTGCACCAACCTTCCCGCCGGCTCCGAGGCGGTCACTGGTGCGGCGTTGGCGGCGGCGTCGGAGGCGTTGTGGGCGGCGACCGCGCAACGCTTCGGCCTGTGCACAGAGACGATCCGGCCCTGCCGACGCGACTGCGGCTCCTCGTGGCCGTTCGCCGACTCGTGGTGGGAGTGGACCGGCGGCACCTGGCCTAGGCCGCTGCTGCATGACGGCGCCTGGTTCAACATCACCTGCGGCTCCTGCGCGGGTGGCTGCTCCTGCGGCGACCTTGAGGAAGCCCTCCTACCGGGCCCGGTGCACGACATCGTTGAGGTCAAGGTCGACGGTGTGCCCCTCGCGACGGACGCCTACCGGCTCGATAACGGGCGACTCCTCGTCCGCACTGACGGGGGGTCCTGGCCGGCCTGTCAGCGCCTCGACCTGCCAGACACCGCGACCGGCACATGGTCGGTCACCGCGCGGTTCGGCGAGCCAGTGCCGATCCTGGGCCAGCAGGCTGTCGGCGAACTGGCCTGCGAGATGGTCAAGGCGATGCTCGGCGAGGACTGTCGGCTGCCGAAGAACGCCCAGCAGTTGGTGCGGCAGGGCATCACGATCAGCTTCCCCGAAGGGTCCGGGCTAGTCGAGCGGCTCTATTTTGCCGGCATGTTCGTCCAGGCGTTCAACCCGGCGCGACTGGTGGCGAGACCGCAGGTGTACGACGTTGATGGCCCTATGTTCCGGCGGACGGGGCTGTGACCGCGATGGTGCTGACGACCTTCTCCCCGATCGTCACCGGCATCGGGAACGCGATCGCCGACGCGCTCACTTCCACACCGCAGGGTAGACCGGAGCGGGTGTGTCTGCTTGTTCCCGGCGCGATCGCCGCCGACAGCTGCGACTGCGGCCAGTTAGCGCTGAGCATCACCCGCATCTACCCGTCCACGGCCTTCCCCACGGAGGCGACCGTTGACCAGGCGCCGCCCGGCTGCCCGCCCCCGATCCTCGCCGCCACCGTCACGGTGTCGCTGTTCCGCTGCGCCCCCACCGTCGACGACGACGGCATCCCACCCTCGTGTGATGCCCTGCTGGCTTCGGCGGCGGGGTGGGACACCGACGTCGCCGCGATCCGCCGGGCGCTGGCCTGCCACCTCGCGGACCTCGCCGACCAGGGCCGGATCATCGGCTACATCATCGGCGGCACCAGCCCGGTCGGCCCGGACGGGGCGTGTCTCGGAGCGGACACCACCATCACCATTGGTATCCCCAACTGCGGATGCGCATGATGGCCCGGCACTCCATCAACTACGGCGTCCTCTACGCCCAGCTTCGCAGTCCGACTGGCGGTCTTGCCCGAGACATGCTTCGCAGAGGGCTCAAGGTTGAGACGCAGGCGAAACGCAACCTTGCCGGAGCGAACGGGCGCCCGAAGCGGATCGACACCGGACAGACCCGGGCGTCGATCGTCACCCGCCCCGTTACATACAAGACGATGCCGGCCGTGCGGGTGGGTTCGCCGCTGCGACGAGCGGTTTGGATCCACGGCGGCACCGGCATCTACGGGCCGCGCCGGCAGCCGATCCGTCCGACACGGGCCAAGCGGCTGGTGTTCAAGCCCAAGGGCGCCAACCGTGTCGTGTACGCCAAGTCGGTGAAGGGCATGAAGGCCAACCCGTTCCTCAAGGACGCCTTGTCGGCCGCAGCAGATTGACCGTCGTCGCACGATGACGACGCGGACCTAACTTCGGCGGGACCGACCAACCTAGGGAGTCCCCGTGTCCCGCCGCCGATCGTTCACTGTCGCCCGCGAGCCTGTCGAGCTCGACCTCGGCGGCGCCGAACTGACTGCCCCACCCATCATCCCGCCCGCCGTCCTCGGCGAACTGCTGGACCTCGCCCCCCGCATCACCGAGATCGAGCAGGCGAAAGACCTTCCGCAGAAGGACCAGCTCGACCAGATGATGAAACTCATCGACGAGGTGATGGGGCTGGTTCTCGTTCCCGAATCCGCCACAGTGTTCCACGATCGGCTGTTTTCCCGGACCGATCCGTTCGACCTGCAACGGGAGGTCATGCCGGCGATCGAGTGGCTGATCGAGGAGTACACCGACCGCCCTACGCCGCCGTCGCCGCCCTCTTCGACTGGGTCGAGCGACGGGATATCGAGTTTGACGTCTGGTGCGCCGGCCGGGGAATCGACCCCGCAGCCCTCCCTGCTCATAGATTCTGCAACGCCGTCCACGCCGCCATCTTTGACCTAGAAAACGTCGCACTCGAAAAACGGGACGAGATCAACGACCTGCTTGCTGGGCCGCAAACCACACCAACCGATCACACACCGACGGCTACCAGAACCGCCGTAGACATCGAAGCCGGGATCGTTCCACCGGCTTGGTGGCACGGCGACGAAGACGCCGCCCGGTCTGGAGTTGCAGCCACCACCCGCTAGGGGCGGCTGTCACGGGAGACGGCACCAGTTGAGCCAGCCGATCGACGTCGCGTATGTCGAGGTCCGCCCGGACGTCGACCGTTTCGCGACGTCGCTGGCCAAGCAGCTCACGTCCTCCCTCAACCAAGCGCAGCGGTCGGTAGATCAGTCCACCAACCGGATGTCGGAGTCGTTCCGGCAGGCCGGGGAACGGATGGGCGCACAAGGCGGACCAGCGGGGGCGGCGTTCGGGGAAAACTTCACCCGCGACGCGAATGGCAAACTCCGCGATGCCCGCGGCCGATTCGTCAGCGAAGGGGAGCACGCCGGCCAGTCGTATGGCAGTGGTCTGACGCGAAGCCTGCGCCGATCCCTGGGCAACGTGGGCGGCATCCTTACTGGCGCGTTCGCCGGGGTCAAGGTTGTCGGCGCGGGCCTTGGAATCCTCGGCGGTGTCGCCGCGCTTGTTGGTGCCGCATCCGCGGCGCTGGCCGGGTTGGCGTCCGCGGCGGCCGGCGCTATCCCGGTCATTGGGGCGCTCGCGGCAACACTTGCGACCGCGGCAGGTGCGCTGCTGGCACTGCCCGGCGCGATCGGGATCGCGGCGTCGGCGTTCGCCGCCCTGAAGATCACCTTTGGTGGTATCGGCGCCGCCCTCAAAGCGTCATCGAAGGCGATGTCCGGCGGCGGCTCGGCCGGTGCCAGCGCCGGTAAGCAGATCGCATCCGCCCAACGTGGTATCGAAGCCGCCCAACGTGCCCTGGCGGGGGCGCAGCGCACCTACAACCAGGCTGTCGCGGAGGAGCGGAAACTTCTCGGCGCCGTCAACCGGGCCCGGGAGGAGGCGCGGGAGCGAATCGAAGACCTTTCCCGTTCGCTACGGCGGGCCCGGATCGACGAGCAGGAAGCAGCCGATGAAGCCGCCCGCGCGTTGGAGGCATACAACTTCGCGTTGGAGTCCGGCGACCCGGACTCAATCCGCGTCGCCGCCCGCGAACTGGACAAAGCCAACCTCGCCGTGGAGGAGGCGAAGGACGCCACCGAAGACTTGACCAAGGAGAAGGCCGAGTCTGACAAGAAGGGCGTCGACGGGTCCGAGGAGGTCACCGCCGCGTTGGAGCGGCAGGCGCAGGCCACCGAACGGGTCCGCGACGCACAAGACGGTCTCGCATCCGCCCAAGCAGGGCTGATCGCAGCGCAGGAAGCGCTTGCAGCCGCGGGAGCCGGTGGTGGGGGCGGGGTTGATGCCGCCGCGGAGGCGATGGCGAAACTGGCTCCCGCCGCACAGGAGTTGGTGCGTACCCTGCTGCGACTGGCCCCGGCCTGGGATGGTGTCCGCAAAGCCATCCAGCAGGCCGGGTTGCAGGGTGTCGCCGGGGACGTTGAACGGCTCGCAAAGGTTGGCCTGCCAACCCTGCAAACCGGGCTCGTCGGTGTCGCGTCGGTCCTGAACGGGGCGATGCGCAGCGGCCTGCAAACGTTGGCGTCGCTGCAGTCGCAGGCCAACCTGGCGACGATCTTCGCCAACGCCGCCACAGCATTGGCTGGTCTCGCGCCCGCGGTAAGCCCCCTGATCAAAGCCCTGCTGGACGTGGCCCGCGTCGGGTCCGGGATTGTCGCGCAGCTGACTCCGCAGTTCAGCGGCTTCATCACGAAGATCGCGCAGCAGCTGTCGGCGATGGCCGCATCGGGTGATCTGGCACGGGTCATCAACGACGGTATCGCCACCCTCAAACAGCTTGGCTCGGCTGCCGCCGACGTCGCCGGCATCGTCAAGGGGATCTTCTCCGCTTCCGGCACCTCCGAAGGCGGCGGCATTTTCGGCCTCTTCGACCGCCTCAACACGCTGATCAACTCGGTGGCTGGGCAGACCGCACTCACGGACCTGTTTACCAACCTGTCCCGGATCGGCGATGCCCTGATGCCGGTGCTGCTCGCCATCGGGCAGGCGCTGGGACCGGTGTCCGGTGCGATCGCCGGGTTGGCGGTCGCATTCGCTCCCACGCTGACCACACTGGTGCAGTCGCTTGGCGGGGCACTCGTGATGCTTCAGCCGGCATTCCTGGCGCTGCGCCCACTGGTCGACACCATCGCCACCGGCTTGCAGCCCCTCGCCGGAATCATCGCCAACCTTGTTGTCGCGGCGGGACCCGGACTGAACGCCTTTCTCCAGGCGTTCGTAAAAGGGCTGCAGGCACTCGTACCGGCCGCAGGGCCGGTAGGGAAAGCGATCGGTGACGTGCTGACGGCGGTCGCCCCGCTGCTGCCGGTGCTCGGCCAGCAGTTCGCGAACGCGTTGACCGCTGTGGCGACTGCGTTTTCTGGCGTGAGCAGCCATATCGGGCCGTTGATCGAGGTGTTCGGGAATCTCTTCGCCGAGATGGCCGCGAACGCGATGCCGATCCTGCTTGATCTGGCCACGCAGGCGCTGCCGGTGATGGCGCAGGCCGGCCTGGATATCGCCAAGGCGTTCATTCCCCTCACTCCGCTGCTGGCCGAGTTGTCGAAGACGCTTGCTGGGCAGTTGGCTGCGGCGCTGCCGGGTCTGGTGAACGCGTTCATACGGCTGCTGCCGGTGGTTGTTGAGTTGGCCGAGACGATGGGGCAGACCCTGCTGGAAGCCCTCATTCAAATCCTGCCGCAGTTGCCGCAGATGCAGCAGACGATGCTGCAGTTGGCGCAGGCCGTCACCGACCTGCTGGTGGCGCTTCTACCGATCATGCCGCAGGTGCTTCAACTGGGGCTGTTGCTGCTGCAGTTGGTCCTAAAAACTGGTCTGCTACAGGCCGGCCTCCAGATTTTGCGGGTCGCCGTTCTCGGCGCGACCGGTGTCATCCGGATCATCACCGGGGTTATCAACGCGCTGAAGAGTCCACTCGACACGATCAAGAACGCGGCCGGGAAGATGGGGTCGGCGATCAAGGACGGCGCGTCCGCCGCGCTCAATGCGGTACGTGACCTTCCCGGCAAGATCCGCAGCGCGATAGGGAACCTCGGAAGCATCCTCAAGGAAGCCGGCAAAGACCTCATCCGCGGCCTGTGGGACGGCATCCAGGCCATGGGCGGCTGGCTGAAGGACAAACTGATCGGCTTCGTCAAGGACAAGATTCCCGGTCCGATCCGCAAGGCGCTCGGCATCTCCTCCCCGTCGAAGGTTGCCGCCGCACTGGGCCGGGAGGTCCCCGCCGGTTTGGCGATGGGTATCGCCGCCGGCGGGCCCACCGTCGCCGCCCAGTCGCAGTCCCTGGCCAACCAGACGATTGCCGCCCTCACCGGTCTGACCGCGCCCGGCCCGCAGTTCGGGGCACCTACCGGTGTCGGCGCGGGACAGACCGCCCCGGGTGGCGGGCTGGCCGCCGCGCTCGGCACCACAGACCTGTCCGGGCTGCAGTTGCACGCCGACATCTACATCGGCAACGAGTACATCGAAACCACCGCTGTGCGGGTGTACGCCCGCGAGCAACGCGCCCAGGCCCGCAAGCTTGCCGCCACACCGAGGACCGTCTGATGTCGTTGCTGACCGCCACCGCACACCCGAACATCGGCGCCGCCGACGTCGTCCTCAACACCAACACCGTCACCGACACGTTCACCCGCTCCACCTCCAACGGCTGGGGGTCGGCGAACACCGGACAGGCGTGGACCACCAGCGGTGGTTCGGCCAGCGACTTCAGCACCAACGGAACCAAGGCAATCCAGTCGGCCAGCACCACCGCAGTCCTACGCAACGCCCTGATCCCGGTCGGCGTCTCCGACATGCGGGTCCGCGCCACCGTCAACCTCGACACCGGCACGATCACCGGCAACACCGCATCGGCGTGGGTTGCCGCCCGGGTCACGGACACCAACAACTACTACGCCGCCCAACTCGAGTTTCGCACCGACGACAGTGTCCGGCTGGCGATCATCGAACGGGTTGCCGGGTCCCTGTCCGGCATCTCATCCACTGTCACCATCGCCACCTCGTTCGCCGCCAACCAGCAGTTCACCGTCGAGATCGAAGCGGCCGGCAGCACGGTCCGGGCAACGGCGTGGGCGACCGCCACATCCTCCAACCCCGGCTGGCTGGTTGAGGCGACCGACACCAGCCTCACCTCCGGCACCCAGGCCGCCCTGATCAGCCGTCTCGAGTCCGGCAACTCCAACGCCCTACCGGTGCAATTCCAGTGGGACAACGTCGCCGTCCTCGAAGCCGGCGACCTGTGGACGATTGCCCGCGTCTACCCGGACGGCAGCAGCAGCGAACTACTTGGCTTACCGGTCTACACCTCCGGCGGGTACGCGGTGCTGTGGGACACTGTTCTGCCGCTCGACATTCCCATCTACTACACGGCCGGCAGTGACGTTTCGTCCATCGTGCTCACCTCGAACACGATCACTGTGACCGGGACGGGTGCGGGCTGGCTGAAAGACCCCGCGCAGCCGATCAACGACATCCCGTTCACGACCTGCCCCACCGGCACGTGTCCGCTCGACGTCGACAACGACGACACGTCGGTGTCGTTCCTGCGAATCGGCCAGGCCCAGTTCCAGACGGCGTCCGGCGTCTTCGCCATCATCGACGCCGCCCGCCCCCGCACGGTTGCGCAAACCCGCAAGGCGCGGGAGTCGTCGCTGGCGATCCTGTCCCACACCCTCGCCGCCGAAGGCCGCGTCGAAGACATCCTCGCCTCCGGACGGAACCTGTTCCTGCAACTCGCCGCCCGGTACGGGTGGGCGTGGCGCACCTGGGCCTGCGACTACATCGCCGTCGCCGACGTCACCGAGGAACGACCACCGAGCCCCAACATGACATGGCCGCACCGCGCCTGGGGTTTGCCGTTCACACTGGCCCGGGCACCGTTCGTGCCCACCCAACTGACCGGCGGCAACGGTGTCGGCGTGTCCGGGGCCACCTACGGCGACGCGACCGCGACCGGCCGCACCTACGCGCAGCGGACCGCGACCGGCAATACCTACCTGATGTCGTCGCGCGGGGAGAACCTCTGATGGTTTACCCGGTGTCGGATCTGCTGCGGCAAGCGCTCGAAGCCCCGCACGAAATGACCGTCGACGTCATCATCTTGCGCGACGGCGACGCCATCCCCGTGGTCGAGGGCATCACCGACCTGGCGTGCCAGGCGACCCTCGCCACCCAGGGCGGCCGGTCCGCGTCCCTGACCGTGGAGCGGTCTCTCGTCGACGTCGACGGCCTCTTCGACCCCTACAGGGATGACGTGGTGATCCGCACCGGCGTCCGCAATGTCGGCGACATTCCCCTGTTCGTCGGCCGCGTCGACGGGTTGGACGACGACGAAACCGGCAAGGTCGACATCAACCTGATGTCCCGTGCCGACGAACTCAAACGCGCCCGGTTCGAGGCGCCGTTTCCGTCCACGCGCGGCTTTTCCGTGACACGGCAGATGCGGGCGATCATCGAGTCGATCAACGTCGGCTGGACCGTCACCTCCACCACCCTCGACGACCCGCTAGTACCCACCGCGGTGTGGGAGGAAGACCCCGGCCAGGCCTTGGACGACCTCGCCGTCGGCATCAACGCCCTGTGGTCACCGGACCGGGTCGGCGGGTTCTCGATCATCACCAACCCGTACACCCTCGCCGCCGAACCCGCACCGGCGGCTGTGTTACGGGACGGCGAGGACGGGGTGCTGGTGCAGGTGCGGCAGCTACGCACCCGGGAGCAGATCAACAACTCGGTGACCGTGGTGGTGGAACGCACCGACGGGCTGGCCCCGATCCGGGTCACGGTCCGAGACACCGACCCTACGTCCCCCACCTTGTGGGGTGGGCCGTTTGGGAAACAAAACGAGATCATCAAAACGCAGACGACGCTGAACCGGGCTGACGCGACCACCCTCGCCCAGCGGCGCCTGTCCCAATCTTTGGCCCTGGCACGCTCGTGGTCGATCACGATGCCGCCCGGGATCGGGCAGATCCTCGACCCCGGCGACCTCGTCGCC